GTATTATTTTTCTGGTTTTTCGGTTGATGGCTGCCCTCGTATTATTTTTCTGGTTTTTCGGTTGATGGCTACCCTCGTATTATTTTTCTGGTTTTTCGGTTGATGGCTACCCTCGTATTATTTTTCTGGTTTTCGGATGGCCACTGGTGGCTAACACAGAATATTACGGATAGTCCTGGTGGCAATCTAACTGCTCCTCAGCCGACACTCCTTAAAATAATAAAAAAAATACTTGACAACCTTTCCGGTATGTATTATTATTAGTATACAGGATAAGTTATTACTACATTGCCACCAGGACAATCCGTAACACATTATGTAAACAACAGCACGGCATTGCCACCGGTGGCAACCTTGGAGGAGAACAGCTAATGGATTTCGTAAAAGGCTCGGACGAACCAGTACAACCAGAAAGAACTGCATGTAAGGAACCAAGTGACTTTGAGTTTCTTAATAAGGATATTGAGGTTGATGCCATAGGTGCAGCTACAGGAGATTTACCTGAACATGTCGGGCCAAATCTGGCAACTGCCGTCAAGATGACACCACGTAAGTTTGCTAATTCGGTGCTTGAAGTGTACGATAAACTTGGCAATACATCTTGGTTATTCAATCAAGCTCTTGCTGATCCTAAAGCATTTCTTGCTCTGTTATCCAAACTGATTCCAAAGAGTGTACAGCTTGATGACTTAGCCGGTTTTACTGTGAATGTGATAGACCAATTTGGTGCGAGGATAGAGATAAGTAAGAGTGATAAACCTGCCACAAATCCTCCTGAGTCTGGTCAACTCCTGATAGACACCAGTGGCAATCCTGCTCCCCAGAACAATGCTTCCTCCCATTGTTCTGGGGAGCCACCAACAACAGATATAGCAGTGAAACATTATGAGATAAAGGAGAAATTTTAATATGAAATTAGAACAGCTTCAGAAGTTCTTTACCGACGCAAAATCTAATAAGATTGCATTTGAAGGGTTTTGCCGAGACTGCGGAAAAGAGACAGCTGTTGATTGTGATGTTGACGCAGAGGGGAAGATAATAATCACAGGAGGTGCGGTTTATCTTGCAGGGCAGCCAGAATCTGTATATTTAAAATGTGAAAAGTGTTTTGACAGGGCTAAAGAGTTGCGAGAGTTCCAACCATGCGAGACATACTCAAGGGTAGTTGGCTATTATAGACCAATTAAGAATTACAATGACGGAAAATTGGCCGAATTCAAAGATAGAAAAGACTTTAATGTGAACGAGATTTTAGGAGGTAAGTAGTGAAAAAAGTATTTCTTGGCGGGACTTGTAACATGAGCACCTGGCGTAACAGAATGATGATCTATCTACATGAGGAAAAAGTTGAATGGTTTGACCCAGTTGTTTCTGATTGGACAGAAGCACATATGGCAAAAGAAATTAAAGAACGTGAGACTTGTGATTTTGTTCTTTATGCAATTACACCAAAAATGACAGGGGTTTATTCCATTGCGGAGGTTGTTGACGATAGCAACAAGAGACCAGATAAGACTATTTTGGTACTATTGCGAGATGATGAAGATTTACATTTTTCAAAAGGGCAATGGAGATCATTGGGTGCTGTAGCTAAAATGGTTACTCAAAATGGAGGTCAGGTTTTCGATAATTTAAAATCTGCTGCTGTATACATTGGAGAGTCTAATGGAAGAAATAACGATACCTTTTAATTATAAACCACGTGAGTACCAGATTACGACGTACAATGCACGACATAGTGGGTATAACAGAGGCGTTTCTATATGGCACCGGAGGGCGGGTAAGGACAAAACCTACATAAACATCCTTGCCAGTGAAGCTTTCAAGAAGAAGGGTACATATTTCTATATCCTTCCTTATTATAAGCAAGCACGGTTGATTATATGGGAGGGTATGGACTCTGACGGGTTTAAATTTATAGATCATTTTCCCCCACAACTTGTTAAACGTAAAGAAAATCAGCAAATGGTTATTGAGTTGATAAATGGTTCTATAATTAGGATGCTTGGTTCGGATAATATTGATTCAATTGTTGGGACTAATCCTATTGGTGTTATATTCTCAGAATTTTCACTACATAAACCCGCTGCATGGAATTATTTAAGACCTATATTGCTTGAGAATGGTGGATGGGCGTTATTTAACGGTACTCCACGGGGTAAGAACGCTTTGTGGAAGATGCACCAACACGCTAAGAAAGACCCTAAGTGGTTCACAGAAGTATTAACTATTGATGATACTCGTAAAGAGGACGGCTCTCCGATTATAACTGAAGAAGATGTAGAAATGGAACGCCAAGCTGGGATGCCTGAAGAGTTGATACAACAAGAGTTCTATTGTAGCTTTGATGCAGGTCTTGTTGGTGCTATTGTTGGTGATTTGATGGCAACGGCGACTAAAGAAGACCGTATTCGTAGGGTTCCGTGGGATCCAAATCTTAAGGTCACGACAGCTTGGGATTTGGGTTTTGATGATACTAATACTATATGGTTTGCACAGTTCTCCGGTAGAGAAATATGGTTGATAGATTGCTATTCTAATAATAGAAAACCTGCACCGCATTATGTCAATGTGTTGAACAATAAACCGTACACTTACGAAGAACATTTCTTCCCTCATGATGTTGAGGTGCATGAGTATAGCACAGGGTTGACCAGACGTGAGACTTTTGAGAGCTTGGGATTGAAGAATATAGTAACTATCCCAAGAACTGGCGTTGCTGATAAAGGAGAGCTGTCAGAAGGACATAATGCCATGCGTCAGACGATACCTAAATGCTGGTTTGATAAAGTCAAATGTGAAGATGGTATCGAAGGTTTGAAGAGTTACCGCAGAGAGTGGGATGAGAAGAAAGAGACTTTCTCTGATAGCCCTGTGCGTGACTGGTCTAAACATTTTGCAGATGGCTTTAGACAATTAGCATGTGGGATTGGTATTCGTCGAGTAGATACGCTACCACCAAACTTGTACGCACTCCAGCAATATAATGAACTTGATGGTATTGAGGATGAAAACATGAACTATAATCCTCTATATGACTACATATAAATAAGGAGAAGTTATGAATAAATTATTTGATTTTGTGTCAGAGGAAGAGGAAGATGACGTGATTGCTACTGGTGGCAATCCACTTGACCCTGGAACTATCACAGAAGAAATGCAAAACGAAGCACGTAAGTTGGCAGCATCGTCAAGAGGATTAGATATAGAATCCTTTCAGCGTAAACACAGAATCCACATATTCAATGTAGACAAATTACTTAAAGGGTAATTATGAAAGCAACAGGAATAGACATAGCAAAACACATAGCCAAGAAAAATTCTTTGGAGTCTCTAAGAGGTACGTTCAACTCTCATTGGCAAGAGATAGGGGAGGTAATGTACCCTGAACATGCCAATTTTACAATGACTCCTTCTCCTGGTGAGAAGAGATTATCCAAAGTATTTGACTCTGTGCCTACACATGCTAATCAACTACTGGCATCTGGGTTATTTTCATTACTGACGAGTTCAGCGAGTCCGTGGTTTCATATAATGCCTGTTGATTTAACCTTGAATAAAGTGCGTGAGATTAACATATATCTTGATGAAGTATCTTCAATAATGTATCATGAGATAAATAATCCTTCCGCTGGTTTTTCTTCTGCTATTCACGAAGGATACCTTGAATACGGAGCATTTGGCAATATGGTCATACTTGTAGAGGAGCAATTAAAAACCTCTTCATTACGTTTCATGTCGCTGCCTTTATATGAGTGCCACTTTGTCGAGAACGCAGAAGGTATCATAGATACTCTATACAGAACTTATGATAGGTCGGTTGGTTTTCTGATGCGTAAATTTGGCGTTGAGAATTTGTCAGATGGTGCAAAAAAATTTATTGCCGAGGACAAATTAGATACTATAATCAAAGGACTCCATGTTATTCTGCCGAGAGATATGATTGATCATTATTCTTTGAAGTCCACAGATTTACCTTTTGCATCTTTGTATATTGATATCACTCATGAGCATTTGATGCACGAGAGTGGGTTTCATGAATTGCCCTTTATGGCTGCGAGATTTTATAAATCTTCTAATGAAGTGTATGGACGTGGGCCAGGTTCTACGGCGTTACCCGCCGTTAAGATGCTAATGAGAGTAGTTCAAGTCACTATACGGGCTGCACAAAAGAAGACTGACCCACCAATAATTCTACCTGATAGCGGATTTTTGCGTCCATTACGTACTACTCCAGGTGGATTGAATTATTATCAACGAGGTAGACTGAACTCAAAAAAGGATATAGACATCCTACCTACAGGCGACCCTGCATTTGGGGTAGATTATTCGAACCATCTTCATGAGAAGATACGGGAGATATTCTTTGTAGACCAGTTACAGTTGAATATTGGCCCCCAAATGACTGCAACAGAGGTAATGCAGAGGACAGAAGAGAAATTACGACTTCTTGGGCCGCTTCTTGGGCGGGTGCAAACAGAATTACTTGGGCCAATTATCCAAAGAACCTATGGGTTATTACGTAGGGCTAACAGACTTCCGGAAGCACCTGCTATACTAAATAACGTACCTCTAAAGATTATGTACACTTCACCTATAGCAAGAGCACAGGAGCAAGTTAAAGCAAATGGCTTAATGAGGGCGTTAGGTATCCTTGAGCCTATGCTTAAATATAATCCTGAAACAGCAGATATATTTGATACTGATGCTATGGGTCGTGGAGTTTTTGAAATGTTCAGTGTGAACCAAAAATATATTAGAGATGAAAAAACTGTAAAGGCTATTCGTGAAGGAAGAAGGAAAGCAGAGCAAGAAAAACAACATGCAGAAAATCTTAGAGCGTCAGGACAGGGTATGGATTCCCTGGCGAGGGCTGAGGCAACTGCCCAGGAAGCAGGACTTTCTGGTAGTGACTTTGGCGTACTTCAGTAACAAAGAGATTGCCACCAGTGGCAATCAGGAGGAAATCATAAATTATTATGTTTAACAACAAAAAGAATAAAGTTATTATCAGTGCATACCAAGATGTTTTTAATACTGATTCACCACCAGTAACAAAGGTGTTAACTGATATGTGTGAAGCACATGGGGTATTTAACGGAGGGTTTAACCCTGATCCCTACATCAATGCTTTTAATAGTGGTGAGCGTAATGCAGTATTAAGGATATTAACTATATTAAAAATGAAACCTGAAGATATAATCAATTTAACTAAAGAGGAGGAGTATTAAAATGACTGAATCAGGAGCACCAGCAACACCACCAGCAACACCACCAGCAACACCACCGGCAACGCCACCAGCAACACCACCGGCAACGCCACCAGCAGGAGGTAGTTGGAGAGATGGTTTGCCCGATGATCTTAAGACTTTACCAACTTTGGAGAAGTTTAAAGATGAGACCGAGATGATTAAAATGCCTATTAATGTAGCCAGAAGCTATATACACGCTGAACAATTAGTAGGCAGAGATAAGATACCTATTCCGAAAACGCCAGAAGAATGGGATAATACTTATGCACGATTGGGCAAGCCGAAGGACAAAGAGCTGTATGTCCTACCCATAGCCGAAGGGACAGACCCGAAGTTAGCAGAGGTATTGGTGAAAGAATCCGAATGGTTCAGAGACAAAGCCTTTGAACTCGGTCTTAGTGAGAAGCAAGCAACTGGTATTTTTTCTGCTTTTTCTGAGAACGCTGTTGAGAGTATAAATAGTGGTATAGCAGTAAGTGAAGC